AGTAACAAATAAACAACATGGCGCTTTAACTGGGTTAGAGATTTTTACTTTTAAAATCAACGACTTACAGCACTTAAAACGTGCTGTATTTCGGTTGTCCATTAATTACCAAAATGCTATAATGTTTGTATAGTGATTAATAAGGAGCCGACAATGGAAGTTCAAGTTAAAGACATTATTCGTGCATATGACTTCAAACCAATGGTTAACAGAGAAGATTGCTTTGTTGAAGGTGAAGTAATAGAGCAGAATGCTGTGGCCGAATGCCGTTACAATGCTTATAAAATCCGTGTTACTCGAGATGTATTTGATGGCAAAGAGTTTACAGAACGTCGTAATGGTTGCCGTGTTGGTGAAATTGTGTTTATTCCTTGGAGAGTTAGTTTTATGGAATACCAAGGTCGTGTAATGAACTTGTCAAGATAAGGAGATTGTATAATGTATAATGCTAATGCTTGCAAAGAATATGTTCGTAATTTACCTACCGCAGACCTGATGCATTTTGCAGAGATTTATAACAAGAATAAGTCAACAGGTGGCGAAGTAGGTATTGCCAGAGACATCATTAATGCCGAAGTTGAGCGTCGTATCAATCAATGGGAGACCGCAGAGTAATGGAAGATTATTCAGGTAACATTTTCTTGTTAAGCTGGGATATGCTAGGTATCGATTCTGTAGTCAACATCACAGAAATTGATAAAAAAGCAACCTGGGCTATGTTGCAAGATGAAAACTGCCGTGGACCAAATCTAAATGTTATGGTAAATGCTGTTTTGCTCCGTGCCCGTTTAAACAGTCAGCGTCATTATGAAGTGTATACTGTTACAATGAGTGAAGATATTACCGAGCAAGATGTACGTGAGATGTTTGAAGCAAACCCACAGGGAATGGCAGATTTAATCCGTGAGCGTGGGCATAAGATGTATTCTGCCCGTTTAGCACCAAATGAAGTAAAGATTTTTTAGTTGTTGCAAAAATACAACAGACAGTTAATTCTCAATATTGTATAATAGTTGTATAGTAAGAAATTAGTTAAATCCCGTAGTAAAATTTTATATAGGAGTCGTAAATGAGCGTTAGTGAAAATCGTACAGTTACCCCAAGTGAAACCCGTAGCCGTTTGTTACGTGCTTTCAAAGTAAAACGTCCAGTTTTCTTGTGGGGTCCTCCAGGTGTAGGTAAATCAGAATTGGTAGCAGACTTAACTACAGAGTTAGGTGGCTTGTGCATCGACTTACGTCTAGGTCAAATGGAACCGACAGATTTACGTGGTATTCCGTTTTATAACAAAGAGTCTGGTAAAATGGAATGGGCTCAACCAGTTGAATTGCCAACTGAAGAAATGGCCGCAGAGTATCCTGTTGTAACTTTGTTCTTAGATGAGATGAACGTTGCGGCACCTGCTGTTCAAGCGGCTGCGTATCAATTGATTCTTAACCGTAGACTTGGTACTTATTACCTGCCAACGAACGTTGTAATTGTTGCGGCTGGTAACCGTGAGTCGGACAAAGGTGTAAGTTTCCGTATGCCAATGCCTTTAGCAAATCGTTTCGTACACTTAGAAGTCAAAGAAGACTATGACTCATGGAATGAGTGGGCTGTTAAGAATCGTATCCACAAGGACGTGGTAGGTTACATTGGCTTTGCCAAGAATGACTTGATGGACTTTAACCCACGTTCTAGTTCACGTGCCTTTGCTACTCCACGTTCATGGAGCTTCGTATCAGAGTTCTTGTATGACGAAGATGCTACAGATGCAGAGTTGTCAGATTTGATCGCCGGTACTGTAGGTGATGGTTTGGGTGTTAAGTTTATGGCACACCGCAAGGTAGCTGGACAAATGCCTAACCCAAGTGAGATTTTGCTTGGTAAAGTAAAAGAGTTGAAGGTTAAAGAAGTATCAGCAATGTACTCGCTGACTGTTAGTATGTGCTATGAATTGCAAGATAACTATGCCAAACTTGGTAAAGAAAAGATCGGCGAATGGCATGCTCAAGCAGATAACTTCTTCCGCTTTATGATGGATAACTTTACTACTGAGTTGGTTGTTATGGGTGCCCGTGTAGCTTTGACAACCTATAATCTTCCACTAGTACCAGGTAAGTTGAAGAACTTTGATGAATTTCATAAAAGGTATGGTAAGTATATCATTGCCGCAGGTGGCAAGTAAGATTCACTAGCATCATAGTAGTATCGCAAAAGGGACTTAGGTCCCTTTTGTTTTGGCCTTTAGTGCGTCAGAAATCTTTTTCTTAGTTTCCTCAGACATAGTATATGTTTTGCCTTTCATTGGAGATACTCTTCCCTTTAAGGTTGCAGATCTCTTTGCGTTTGCTTCTGCTGTTTGTGGCTTACCGGGTTTGCCTTTCTTTGGTGAAGGTCTTCCCTTCATTGTAATAGACTTTTGTAGCTTTTGTTCCTCGCTCATCGGTTTGCCTTTATTATGAGCCGGCTGTCCTTGTCTTTTAGCAGATACCTTAGCCATTGATGGATTATTGTCTTTAGTCAATCCACGATTCCACGCAGGTTTTCCCCTTGGTATATGTAATCCTTTGTTCCACGGTGCTTGTCCAACTGTGCTAAACTTACCATCGCTGTTGTGTTGATTATAGCTCATAGGATCGTTTTTAGCATCTAACAATACCAAGTAACGTGTTTCAAGTTCTAACATATCTTTTGGTTCACCAATGGCAAGTATTTCTCTTTGCCATTCCCCACGGTTTTCTGTGATCATGGGTTTAATGGTTTTGCTCGAACAGATATAACCATCGTCGGGATTACACCCCGTTTTGGTTCTGCTACCAATATACCAACGGCCTGTAGGAACGTGTGTCCAACGATATACAAATGCTTTAGTCATAATAATTATCCTCTATACTTATTTAGCGTTGCACTTACTACTTACAACTATATTATTTTGATTATACACTAAAGCTCAACTATATACTAGTATGTTCAACCCACTCACCCCAGATCTTACTAAATTCACCGACCAAGAACTTGCGGATAAAATAGAGGAACTTTGGCGTCGTGCCGCCGGTATGCGCGGCTATTATGCTGTCCATCAACAGTTACAGACGCTTATATACCAATATACCCAAGAACTTGACCGTCGTCGAAATGCCCCCAGTGATAAATAATAGTATGAAATCACATGAATTTATCAAACTAAAAGAATCCAAGAAGTCTGGCGTAGCCGACGGCGAACTAACACCAATGCAAAAACTAAAAAAGCAGGTAGTGCAGTGGCCAGCCAAAGTTCCGCGTGGTTACGAACTGACTGCACACGGCCGACTAGTAAAGAAATCTAAAACAGAAAAACCAAATGATGGTGTTGGCGGACAAGGTATGGCAGAAGGCGATGACTTAGGTAACTTAGATGCTGTAGTCTTTTCTCGCATTGATAGTGAGAAGAAGCGTTTAGCAGATTTAAAGAAGAATAATCCAGAAGCTTATGCTCGTGAAATGGCAAAAGAAAAATCACGCAGTCGTATTCCACCTGTAAGCACATTTGAAGAAGATTCTAACTCCAGATACAACATTATTAGAACTAACGGACACGGTAAAAAAGACGTTTTTGCTGGAAACTATTCGCTTGAACAAGCAAAAGATGAGTTAGCAAAATGTCTTGCCCATCTATTACACACAAAATATGGACACAAGTTTGAGATCGTTAAGCGAGATCAACAAGGTGTGGCGGAGGGCAAGAAAGCACAAGATCTTTCAATATACTGTAAAAACCTTGTGGCCGAAATGGGATGGAAGTCTGCATACAAACATGCCTTGATGATGGCTAATATGGGAAGAGATCCTTCATGGAACGGTGTGTTGAGATGTCTTGATGCCATGAAAAAAGGTGTTAAAGAAGCCTCTACAGTTGATGGGCAACGCCAAGATCCAAAAAGCTCAGTATGGAAACAGACTAGTATGAGTCGTGAAGCGGCCGTGGCCGAGTATGGTAGCCAGCGTGTGCGTAGCGGGGGTAAAAATCGCATGGGACAAGAGATTATACAAGTGTTAGTTCCGCTGGGATAATTTGTAGTCTAAAAACAACACCCTAAAGCCCCGTAACTGGGGCTTTTTTACGGCCGTATATTATGGTTGACCCAAAATTCCCAATAATGTATAATGTATGTATAGTGAAAATAAAGGAGCAGATGATGGTTAATTTGAACGAGCTATTCAACGCAATCGTAGCAGGCGAAATGACTCTTGACCAATTCGAAGCAGAATGGGACGAGAGGCGGCAGAATGCGTATGACAATGGATACGATGCCGGTTACGATGCGGGACAAGCGGTTAACGATGGATGCTTTGGTTAACTGACAATTAAGGAGGCAAGTAATGAACACTGGACTTAAAAAACTTTTTGAGCAGTTTGAGCGCAATGCAGAGTTTGAGCGCACTAAAGAAACTGTTTATGTTGTAGTCGACAACACCGAAGTTATCGGAGTGTTTACTGACAGTAATAGAGCGCACGAAATCGCATACAATCGTAAGGCAGTAGTCAATGAATCTTATATAGATAGAAAAGGTTTAATTTGAACAATAAGATTAAACAACTTGCTGAACAAGCTGGAATGAATCCAATAGGTGATATGTCTAAATTTGGAATGGGCGAATCAATGAATACATATAATTGCCAAGGATTTATGCTAGAAAAGTTTGCTGAATTGATTGTTAAGGAATGTGCTAAGTTGATTACCGAGGATAATCCGCAT